CGGCCCGGTGGCTGGCCGGGCGGGGTCAGCGACCACGGGGATCGGCCCGGTGGCGTCGTCGTCGCCTTCCGTGGGGTCTTCCTGGGCCTCGGGGACCTCGGTGGTCCCCGGGTGCCCGGCGTGCACTACTTCGCGGAGGGAGCCCACCTCGGCCCGCAGCTCGTCGACTTCGTCCCACACTTGATCGAGTCGGCCGAACCAGATGTGGGACTGGGCGAACAGCCCGACTCCCATCAACAGCATGAGGGAGATCCCGACGTACTGGACGGGGGCCCAGTTGCGGGGGTCGATGGCGTCGGTGATGCCGTACCTGGCGAGTAGGTACAGGCCGTAGGCGGCGAGTGCGTTCGCTCCGATGAACGTCCACTTGGCCGGTGACCAGTGGGGGAGGTGGATACGGGGCAGTTTCAAGACGTGTCCTCTCGGTCACAAACCAGGCAACCGTGTCTCCGAGGCACGCTTGACAGTTTGAGTATCAAACTGGCCCTGCAGAGTAGGCCCGGGAACCTTTGGTCGCAGGTCCCCGGGCCGTCTCTCAACTACCGGTGGACCCGAACCCGCCGTCCCCACGTCCGTCTCGGGACACCAGCTCGGTGGGGTCCAGGACACGGACCACGGGAGCGGTGACGATGGGGTGCAGGATCAGCTGAGCGAGGCGCTCCCCGGCTGCCACCTTGACCGGGGTCCGGCTGAGGTTCCAGATCCCGGTGTAGATGGGCCCGACGTACCCGTTGTCGATCACGGCCTCGTTGACCAGCAGCCCTCGCTTGCGCAGGGTGGAGGACCGCCCGGTGATCCTGGCCCAGTACCCGTCGGGCAGCTGCAGCCGCATCCCGCAGTCGACGTCCCGGAACTCCGAGGGCCAGATGACCACCGACTCCGAGACGTACAGGTCGTACCCGGCGTCCCCGAGGTGGTTCCGGGTGGGCATCCGTGCCTCGGGGCTGGTCAGCGCGATCAGCAGCTGCTGGTCGTGCTGGCGGTCGGGCCAGGCGTGGTTCCGGCTGGCGGTCATGCGACGAACCTCTGCTCGGTCCACCGCTCCACGACCGGGCCGACGAAGTCCTCCACCTTGTCGAGCTGGCTCTCCCGCAGGATGGAGATCACAGCTTCGGGCTCGCGCTCCTTGTGCCCGGGCAGGTACCGCCTGACCCGGACTTCCCGGTAGGAGTACCCGGCGGTGATGATCGCCCCGTCTTCGCTCCGGAGCCAGCCGTCCTGCCACGCCTTGTGATACCCGTAGTGCTCCAAGGTCTGGTGCAGGTCCTTGAACACGTCCGCCACCAGGGTGCCGTCCCCCAGCTGGGTGCCTTGCGGGGCGAACCCGCCACCGCCGACCCGCTTGTCCATCCGGTTGCTCACTTCGTCCATCTCAGTCCTTCCACGGTCCTGTTGCGGGATACTTGTACTTGGTCAGGTCTTCGTTCCGACGGCGGCCAGGCTTCCAGTTCTGGAGGGCCTGCTCCAGTCGGTCGGTGGTGCCCTTGTACCCGGGGTCGTCGTGCACCCAGAGCTTGTCATCAGCCATCAGAACGCTCCCCGATGTTGCCGGTGTTGTTGGGCAGGGCCACTGCCTGGGCAAACATCGCCCGGCACATCAGGTGCGCCAGGTGGTCGTCCGAGGTGTCGCCTGCGAGGTACGCGTAGGCGTGCACCAGCAGGTGGTTCAGGTGGTCCTGGATGGGGATGCCGCGCCAGTTCCCGGGGCCGTACTTGTCCGCCCCTTCAGCCAGCACCCGGGTCATCTCGAACATGGCTCGGGCGTCGACGAGGTCCATCCGGTACGGGACGTTGGACTGCTTCGCCCCAGCCTCGTTCTCGACTGTCTCGACGTCCGGCCCGACACCGGCGATGCCCACCTGGGCGGTGTTCGCCACGAACTCGTTTTGGCGCTTCTCACCGGCGGACCAGGTGCGGTAATCCGGGTGATCCCGAGGCGGGATACTGCCCCGGGAGTCGTGCCCGTCGTGGTAGTCATACAGCATCCCGGCTGCCTGTCGGGCCCGGAACACCCGCCAGAACTCGGGGCAGTGGTCCAAGTGTTGGGTGTCGGCGGGGGCCATGCAACCGAAGCAGTGCCCGGTCAGCTGGTCCCTCTCGACCTGGAACTCGGGGGTGGGTCCGGCGGTGGCCATCAGTTCTTCCTCCAGTCCTGCAGGCGCGGGCCGGTGCCGTACCAGTTGACCTCGGTTTCGAACTCGGCCTCGAGTCCGTGGATCCAGTCCCGCCCGGCGGGGGTGAGCACCTTGATGTCGGAGTCCCCGATCTGCTCGACGTATTCGGGGATCTGGTCCAGCATGGAGCAGGCGAGCCTGACGTTGGGGGCGTTCGCTGTCAGGGCAGCCCGGACGACGGTCTCGTCCCAGGTCCCGACCCGCCGGGGCTTCCTGGTCACGGTGGTGAGTTCGACGTCCAGCCCGAGATCAGCCCAGGTCGTCTCGCCGTGCAGCGGGCCGCTGTTGCCCGCCACCCGAATCGGGTAGGGCCGGACCACGACGTGGACGACGGTCCGCTGGCCCAGGGTCCCCCAGGGGTTGATCCCGGCCATGGCGAGGAAGTCCACGGCGCGGGTGTTGGACGAGGTGCACTGGGGGTAGAACCCGGCGGTGAGGCCGAGCCCGTAACCCTGGGTGCCTTCCAGCACGACTGAGTTCCCGAAATCCCGAGCCATCCGGTTGAGGTTCTCGCAAACCTCCAGGCCGCGCTTCACCCGGATCCCGTAGTGATCGAACGTCACCTGATCGTCTCCCACCCGGCGAGCGATGCGCATGATCCGGTCGGCGCGGGCTGCCCCGATACCCTTCCCGGTGGACCCGATCCGGCCGACCATCCCGCCCTCGGTGGCCTTGTGGGCGTCGGTGATGAGGGTCGCCTCGTCCGAGACGTACAGCCGGTCCCGGATCGGGATCCCGGCGTCTTCCAGCTGGGTGATCTCGTCCAACAGGACTGGGAAGTCGATCTCGGACCCGTCGGCGATCACCCCGGTGACTTGGTCGTCCACGACCATCCCGACGGGGATCTGGCGCAGGGCCCACAGTCGGCCCAGCTTGTCCACGGCGGAGTGCCCGGCGTTGGGCCCGCCGATCCGCACCACGGTGACGTCCCGTCCGGACGCCCATTCGTCGTTGCAGATCGCGGCGGTCACCGCGCCTTTCGCTTCGCTTCCGAACTGTCCACCAACAACGACCTGAAGGGTCACTGTCCCCATCCCATCTTCTCGGCTCCTGCGTAGTGCCAGAGGTGGAGTTGTGCGTCTCTGGCGTGGTCTGCCTCGGCTGGCAGTAGTGCGATCTTCCGGGCCTGCAGCTGCGCCCGGAGGCTCTTCTTGGTGTCCGCTCCGTACATTGCTAGTCTAGCACGGTAGCGGCCCTGCTTGTCGGCCTCCAGCCCGGCCACTCGGACCAGGTAGCGCAGGACCCCGATCAGCTGGACGGTCGGGAACTCGCTCCCGATCTGCTCCTTGGCCTTGTCGGCGTAGAGGTTGAACTTCTCGATGACTAGGGCTTCCAGCTCGCCGGACAGCAGCCAGCCCGCCACGTAGTCGGCGCATTCGTCGGGGGTGGCCTCCCAAGCTTTGATGCAGGCGAACTGGCCGTTGGTCCCGGTGATCCCGAGTGCCATCCCGCAGTGGACGTCGCCGGGGTCGATGGCGATCACCGCCATCCCGGCGGTGGACTTCTCCTCGCCGGTGGCCAGGTCCACCGCCACGGGCTTCCCCGGGGTCTGCAGTGGCGGTGCCGCCACCCCGACCAGTCTGTTTTTGTCCAGTTTCGGCATGTTCCCTCCTCAGTCCATCCACAAGCCGTGGTCGATCTTCATCTCGATGCCGAATGTCTCGGTGGCCCGCTCCGCTCCGGCCTCCGCGATCTGCCTGCACAGCTCCGGCCCCAGCTCCTCGGGCAGGTACAGGACCGCGCTGTCGTGCACTGTCATGACCAGTCCATCGTATGGCCGGGTCACTTCCTCTACCTCGGCGAGCCACTGGACGACGAAGTCCGAGAGGCTGGCCTGGACGGTCCGGTTCCAGGCGGCGGATGGGTAGTCCCGGGGGCCGTTCAGCCAGGACTTCCGGCCGCTGACCAGCTCGACGTACCGGTGCTGGGTGGCGAAGTCCATCGACTGGTAGTAGGCCCGCTTGAACTCGGGGTAGGCGCGTCGCCAGGCGTGGATCGCCTCTTCGCACTGGGCCAGCGGCCAGTCCACGTTCGCGTATTTCTTCAGGGCGGCCCGGAACGCTTTCGCCCCGATCAGGAAGATGGATCCGAAGGTGAGCCGCTTGGCGATGTCCCGGTAGCTCTTGAACTCCGGCTTCGGTGTGTTCTCCGGGGTCATCCCGAACACGGCTTCGGTGGTGATCGAGTGCAGGTCGGCTCCGGTGAGCAGCATCTCCCGCATCCGGGTGCAGCCCGAGAGCTGGGTAGCTACCCGTAGCTCGGCCTGGGACAGGTCCAGGTTGTAGGCACGGTAGCCTTCTCTCGCCGCCGGGCCTTCGAAGAACAGCTCCCGTACGTGCGGCACCCCGTCCAGCCCGAGTGCCTTGTCCATCTTCGGGATGGCCTGCAGTTGGACCCGTCCTACCGAGAGTCGCCCGCTCCTGACGGTGGCCAGCTTGAAGTCGGTCCGCAGGGCCCCGTCCTGCCCGGTCAGGTTGGCGTACCCCTCGTAGTACATCGAGTTGGCCTGGCCGAGCTGGACCATCCTCCGCCACTGCTCGGCCCCGGGGATCCCGGCCGCCACCCAGTCGCGGGTCTGGACGATGTCTACCGGTTTGGTGTACTCGGCTTTCTGCTCGTCGTACACCGGCTGGGCACCGTTGGCGTAGAACCAGTCCTGGGCCGCAGCAGCGGTCGGCTCGGTCCCCCACATCTCCCGCAGTCTCGCCATCGGCTCCTGCCGGGCCGTCTCCACCTCCCGTGCGGCCTCCCGTGACCTGCGGACGTCGTAGGGCATCCCGCGCTTCTCCACCCGGTACAGCGTTCGCTCCAGCCGGTGGGCGATCTCGATGCCTTCCTTCTCGGCCCGGTTCAGCCCGCGCCCCCGGAGGTTGCCTTCGTCGTTCCGTCCCTGGATGGCCTTCCGCTGGTGCTCCCCGAGCCGCAGGGTCTGCTCGGCGTCCTTGGCCGCGTAGGGGCTCATGACGTGCCACGGGACGAGGTCGTACCGCTTGCCGTTCTTGCCGCCTTTCAGGTATGGCCCGAGTGCGGCCTGCTCGTCGCGCTCGTCCTCCCCGTACAGCCGCTCCATGGTCGGTTTCAGCTGGGCACCTTCGCCGGGCCACAGGGGGCCGCAGGCGAGCATGGTGTCCCACCGGAAGGCGTGCTCCAGGTCCAGCCCGGGCCAGTGCCGGGTCCCGTTCCGCAGGTGGTGCAGGTCGAACTTCGCGTTGTGGAATTCCAGCCATTGGCTGGCGAGCCAGTGCAGCAGCTCCCACCACTCGTCTTCACCCAGGTTCGGGTCGTCTTCCAGGTCGGCCATGTCCGCCATAGAGAACAGGTCCAGCGCTCCCTGGCCTGCCCGCTTGGTGTCTTTCGCGCCGATGACCTTCCCGCCCAGCCCGATGCCCTTGTCGGCGTACCGCTCCTGGTCGAACGGGTAGGCCCGCTTCTGGATCTTCCCGTCCCGGTCGCGCCAGGCGACGCTCACCACACTGACCGTCGCCCCGTCGTCCACGTTGAACCCGGTCGTCTCGGTGTCGCAGGCGACGTATGTCCCGGCGGGGAGGTCTTCGGGGAGTCCGAGGAGTGGGGTGGGCCGCCTGGTGCCGACCACCGGCTCCGAGGCCGGGGGAGGGCCGTCCGTGGCGACGGCGGGGCGTTCTCGCAGTCTAGGCATCTTCGAGTTCCTCCTCCAGTTCCATCACGCGCTGCTGGATCTCGGCCAGTTCGTTGTCCCGGCGTTCCGTCAGTTCGTGCGCGACGGCCTCCCACGCTCGGGCTTTCGCCAGTCGGGCCTCGGCCTGCGGGATGGTGAAGGCCCGTAGCCGGGCGATCTCTCGCATCAGTCGGTTTTGGTTCTGTAACCGCCGCTTGGCGGCTTCGCGCTCGGCCTTCGTGAAGGGCTGTTCGTCCATCGTCGTCTCCTGTATCCATGTATCCAGCGTCCCCGGTGTGAGACTCTCACCGTAGCGTAACACGACGCGACGAGGGGGTATTTACTTACTTCTTGTCGTCGTCTCGACGCGAACGCGAGTCATGAAGCGTACGGACGAGCGGATACACGGATACATATATATATTTTGAAAAATGAAGAAAAGTTTTCCTTCCCGTCGTTCCGCCGTTCTCCGGGACTGTCCTCCTGACAAAGGCCGTATCCGACGGGCTGGATACGCCCGTGGAGACACGGGCCTCTCTCGGATACAGCCAGCTTGTCCCGGTCACGAAATCGCCCTGGTGCGCTTGTCCCGCTTGCACAGCGGGCGGCCCGTATCCACGGCGGGCCGCCCTGCTCGATGGGTACACCCTAGCCCTCCAGCAGCTTTGTCCCGATGTCACTGGGCAGCCGGTGGTATCTGGGCTTCTCATCCCGGGCGGGCTCTCCGGCGGCCTGGTAGCCGATTGCCGCGACCCGTACCCGCTTGCCGCCACCGTGCACGCCCAGGGCCTGCAGCTGGTCCCGCAGGGCAGACGCTGTCTCGGTCCGCTCGACCACCCGGCCGCCCTGCACCTTCCGCCACCACTCGGCGCACAGCGGGGTGTTCACCCAGACCTCGGGCTCGCCCCCGGGACCCTCCTGCACCAGCACCGGCGTGGGCAGCTTGTACAGGTTGTCGCGGGTCGGCTGGTTCACCAGCCCGCAGTACCGGAGCAGGCCCGGGATCACCTTCAGGGTGAGGGCGTTCTCGTTGCCGGTGTCTTCCACGCCGTTTTCGTCCAGCCAGTGCCCGACCTGGTCGTCGAACCCGCCGTCGTCGGTCAGCCGGTCCAGCAGCCGGGCCCCAGCGCGGAGGATCGCGACCGAGTCCCCGATCCGTCGGCCACTACCGCCACGGAGGGACCGGACATCGCTGGCGAACTCGGCGGTGTACCGGAGCGCCATTTGGACGAGGGTGCCCGCATACTCGGTGAGGTCGGGGTGCAGCTGGCGGAACTCCAAGATGTCGTCCCACTGGGACTGACCCTTCCGGCCAGGCTTGACGCTGGTCCGGCCGGTGGGCGACTGGACCGCCAGGTGGACCGCCCGGTCCCGCAGTGCTTTCTGGTCCTTGAACCCGAGGGCCTCGCCGGTGATCACCACCGGTGAGATCAGCCGAGCGTTCTGGTTGTGCGCCAGGTCGTCGCTCTTCTTGGTCATCGCACCCTCGGCGGTGGCCGCCCGCAGCACCTCCTCCAGGTTGCTCACCGAGTCCGGGTCGTCCAGCCAGATGATCCCGTTCCGGTTCACTGTCAGGGCGTCCCGGAAGCTGGCCTTCGTGTACGTCGACTGCTCCCCGGCCCACCCCGACAGTCGGACCAGCATGCCGAACATCCCGGTGGTCTTCCCGGATTCGGACGGTGCCTCGATAGCCATCAGCGGGAACAGGCTCGAGTGTTGCATCGCGACGTGCTTCAGCAGGGTCGCTGCCCACCAGGCTCCGAACACGGCGGCCTCGTCGCCGTAGTGGAACGTCAGGATCTCGTTCAGCACCTCCCGGACCTCGGCCTCGGTGTGCTCGAACCCGTAGTGGTAGAGCACCTCCCGGTTCTCCATGATGGCCTTCGACGGGCGGTGGGCACCGAACGGCTCGCACCCGTCGGCGGTGATCTGGCCGGAGGTGGTGAGGAACGCGCGGGCGGCCTTCGACCAGCCCAGGTGGTCCACGACGGTGAACTCGGCGGGGCCCTGCGCCTCCAGGTAACGGAGCAGCCGCTCAGAGGTTCCGAGACGGATGACCGGCGCGCTGGGCTCGGCCAGCGTGACCCTCTGCTGGGCCAGCCACGACACCAGCTGCTTCCGGTCCGCCAGCACCTTCGCCGGGAGGATCAGTTCACGCTCCACCCCGTCCCGGCCCCGGATCAGGTTGACCAGGTAGTACCGGTCGCCGGAGTCGTCGGAGGTGACCCCGAGCGCCTCCAGGTCGAAGTCCGCCCAGGCGTGCGGGGTCCGGATGGTCTTGTCGCCCTGCTTGGAGTTGATCTCCATGATCAAGGTACCGATCCGGCGACCGTCCCGGCGTGCGCCGACGAGCCCGCCACTGTCCATCCCGAGTGCTGCGGCCTCCTCCGCCAGGCCGTCGTCGTCGCCGGGGTCGTCCAGTCCGGGTGAGGGTGCCGGGCGCAGCCTGGTGACGGTGGCCTTCGGCTTCGCTTGCTCCGAGTCCCAGACCGACTTGGCGGTCTTCTTCACCTCGGCTTCGTCCATCGGGCTCGGGATCCCGTTATTGATCATGGTCACGGTGGACAGGTACCGGTCGTACCAGTCGTGGTCTTTCGCTAGGAACCCGCAGACCTTGGTCAGCCAGGAGTTCCGGTTGCCCTCGGTCGGGAGGCTCGCCATCAGGTCGTTGTATCGGCTGGCGTCCGGGTTGGTAGTCGTCTCGGTGACCTCGTCGCCGGTGCCGACCACCAGGTCCAGCAGCCACTCGGGGGCCTGCCCGATCGCCACCGGCGGGGTCCCGATGACCTGTCGGCCCTCCTGGGACTCCGGTGCCACGATCAGCCCGCCGTGTCCCCGGGTGTCGATCCCGGGCAGGACGGCGGCCCGGGTCTTCACCTTGTCCCGGCCCCGGCGCTGCAGTTCGGTCATCGGCGGGTACGCGTAGAGGATGTGGCGGCCACCGCTGGGGGTGCCGACGTGCAGCCCGTCGCCCCAGTCCTGGTCGTGCTCGGCCCCCAGCTGGACGAACGAGTCGGTCCCGCCGGACTTGGGGTCCACGTCGAACGCCCAGATCCCGGACTCGGGGCCGGTGAGGACCCCGACCAGGGAGGCTGGGAACTGACCGTCGGCGGACCACCACTGGTCCCACCGGGCGGGGTCGTCGCTGGCCTTGATCCGCCAGCCGGTGATCGCCGGGGTCTTGTCTCCGGGCTTCACCGGGAACACCTTCCAGCCGTATCGGCTGGCTACTTCCAGTGTTGCCCTGACTTCGGGCCGTGCTGTAGCGATGTCCATCTGTTGTTCCTCAGTCTTGGTCGAGGGATGGCGCGGCCCCCGAGGGGAGCTTTCGGCTGCTTCCTGTCAGCCTTGGCTCGTGGTCCCTCGGGGGCCGCGTTCCTACCCGCTCCGGTGCCGTTCCACGGGCTCCGGAGGGCGGTTCATCAGGACTCGGCCGGGGCCCAGTCCTCGTCCAGCTCGATGTACTCGTCGATGTTGTTGGACAGCTGTCCGGCCTTCGCTCCGGACTGGATCGGCTCCTGGGTGATGTACGCCTTCACGTGCTCCCCCATCATCTCGTCGGTGTCGCTGTCGAGCGTGAAGCCCATCGCGGTGTAGAAGTTCTTGACCCGGAACGCGGCGGCCTCGCTGAGCGAGATCCGGTCCCAGATCCGGCGGCGACCGTTCATCGGACCATCGGGGCCCTCGACGACCCGGAACTCCCAGGTCCAGTACGGGCCCTTCGCGCCCTTCCCGGCGACGTCGACGGAGTGGAGGCGGAGCACGTAGGTGCCCTCGGGGAGCGGAGCGGAGCCGCCGCCGACCTCGGCCTTCTCGGCAGCGGTCTGGACGTCCTGGGGGAGCTTGGGCATGGTGTCAGTCCTTCTTGATCTTGCCAGACGCCTTGGCGGCGACAGTGGCGGGGAGGGTGTTCTGGATGGGGTCGTTCTGCTCGTCGATCTCGCCCTCGACGTACCCGAGGACACGCGTGAAGCTGGGGTCGGCGAACCGGATCGGGGTGGCCCCGAACCGGTCCTTGCCCCGGTAGCGTGGGTTGGGCCGGGTGGCTCCGACGACGACCATCTCGCCGTCGCCTTCCTCCTGGCTCACGCGGATCACAACGTCCGCGCTGGCCCTGGCCTCGCTGCTCACCGCTGGGGTGAACACCGGGCCGTACATGACCTGGCCGGTGTCGTCGTCCACGTCCCGCCGCTCCAGGGCGGTGATCAGGAAGTGGCACTGCAGATCCCGGTACTGGTGGATCAGCGGGACCAGCTGGGACGACAGGGTGCCGTAGTCGCTCCGGTCGGTGAAGTACGGGTCGGCGCGGAAGTCCTTCCGCAGGTGGGCGGGCTTGGCCGAGTCCTTCTCGACCTCGGCCGCCACGATCTGCCGGAGGATCTTGTCGCCGATGGCGGAGCCGGAGTCCCAGACTACGGCGTACCAGGCGGTGGGGTCGGCGGCGAGGTCTTCGCGGAGCTTGTAGCCCAGCGCCTCGACGCCTGCCCGGGTGAGCAGGTCCTCCTGACCGGCGGGCGGCCAGACGGTGACCTGGCTGATGTCGATCCCGTTCCGCTTCAGCGCCTTCGCCTTCAGCCCGCCTTCGGCGGAGACGACGAGCACCCGGCCGTGGTTGGCGGCCTTCAGTGCGGCGGTGGTCTTGCCGACACCTTCCGGCCCGTACCACAGGACGTTCAGGAAGTCCTCGGCCTCGTCGAGCGTGCCGAAGTCCAGCAGCGCTCGCTTGGCCTCCCCGCCGGGGAGGCTGGCGTCGGGCTTGCCTTCGACGGCCTTCGGGTTGGTCCGGGTGGCGGCTGCCTTCCTGGGGGCCCGGCCTGCCTTCTTCGGTGGGGTCGTCGTCGCCTCGGGGGCGTCTCCGGCGGCCTCGGAGGCCCCGGCGGGCACCGGGGCACCCTCCGCATCCTCGACGGCGACGGAGAGGTCACCGTCGGGGAGGGTGATCGGGGCGGCGTTGATTCCGTTGCTCTTCTCCTCCTCGGTCACCGCCCCGATGGTGAGGTCGATCGCCGGGTCGGCACCGGCGAACGGTGCCTCCTCGACGGCGGGCGCTGCTGCGCCCTTGGGTGCTCTGGGCATGTCGTGCTCCTTCTGTTGGTCGGCTCCCGCGCCTGCTCCGGCCGGGGTGATCACCCTACCACCCGTGGGCGACAGGTTTGCTACTTGCTAGTTGGGCACCCTCCTCTCGAAAGCCTCTAGGGCGTCCCGGGTCTTACCGCCGCAGCGGTCCTTGACCTGGCCCGCTCGGGCGGCCCAGCGCCGGATCTGCTCGGCGGTCTTCTCCTCGCCGTCCTGGCAGTGGATACATCCACCTTCGAGGCAGGTGGCATCGGGGTCGGGCCAGCAGATCTTCACCGACGGTAGCCCTGAACGAACCCGAAGTCGGTCAGAGCCTGCTCCTCGTCCGCGCCCCGGATGATCTGGGCGTGGGGCTTGGAGAAGTCGCACCAGGTGCAACCGCCCATCGCCAGGTCCCGGGGTGCGCTGTACTCCACCCGCTCCGGGTCGTGCATGGCGTAGGCGGTCCGACTGGCGTTGGTCGCGGCGTCCACCAGCTGGCGGTCGGTGTAGATCAGGAAGTTGCGCTTGAACCGCTGGTCGTCGCTCATCGAGCCCTTGTTCCGCTTGGTCCGGGCCGAGTTGACGATGAAACCTTGGACGTTCAGCTTTGCCGCCCGCAGGGCCCAGGTGTACAGCGGGAACTGGGGCCGCCACATCAGCCGCTCGATCGGGGTGAAGTCGCTGGCGGTCTTGTGGTCCCAGGCCAGCACCTGCCCGGTCCGCCGGTTCTTCGTGACCATGTCGATCTTGACCTTTAGCGCGTACGCCCCGGGCTGGGTCGGGTCCGAGGGCAGGGGCAGCGGGATGGTCCGGTTGATCTCGGTCGCGAGAATGTCGTACTCACCGTCGTGCCCGTACAGCTCGGCGTACCCGTCGTACATCCAGGTGAGCAGGTCCATCTGCTCGTCGTCGAGGTCGCCGGTGACCATCGTGTCCATCACGGCGGCCTTGATCTGCACCGCGTGCTCGCTCGGGTTCTTCAGCTGGCGGCCCATCTCGTAGTGGGTCTGCAGCATGGCGTGCCAGACGGTGCCGCGTGCCAGGGCGGGGCTGCTGGCCTCGGTGTTCCACTTCTCCTTGTAGCCCCACCGCCACTTCGTGGGGCACTGCCAGAAGGCGTCCAGCTCGCTGTAGCTGACGTGGATCGGGGCGACGGTCACGGCTGCTCCTCCGGGGTGGCGGGGATCGAGACGAGGAGCCAGCGGCGGGCGAGCCCGCCACGGCACAGGTACATCTCGTGGGTGGTGGGGATGATCCAGACGTCGCCCCGGCGGCGGTTGGCGCGTGGGGGCTTGGCCGTGGTCACGAACACGACTGGCGGACGCTTCACTCGGTCGGCTCCTGGTTCTTGGTGAGGTTGGGACAGGCGGGGTGGTGGTCGCCGTCGGGCTTGCATCCGTACAGGCAGTCGCGCATCGCCTCGACGGGGGCGATGATCGTGTAACCGAGGCGCTCCAGCTCGATGATCGCGGCCTTCCGGGTCGCCATCTCCTCGAACTGGCGACGGACCTGGAGGACCTGGGTGACCCGCTCGTCGATGAACGACAGCTCGCCCTTGTCGGGGTCGTACTGGGCCTCCACGGTGTAGGGCTGGCGGAAGACTATCGGGTCGGTCGGCGGATTGCACGGGTCCTGCTCGTGCTCCCGGTCCAAACGGCCTGTCTTGGGGTTGTAGAACGGGTGCTCCGGGTCGCTCGTCGTGTCGCTCATGGCACGTCCACTACTCCTTCGAGGATGTCCGCCAGGGAGGCCCGGCGGAGTCTGCGGTCGATCGGGTCGGGCTCGGGCGGAGGGAACATCACCCAGGACTCGGCTTCACCGTCGAGCGGGCTCCCGTCCCCGCCGAAGATGGCCTCGTAGATCCCCATGGCTTCGCTCATCCGGGAGGTGAGCCAGCGGATCTCGCGCGGGGAGAGCAGGCCCGGCATCCCGGTCACCGAGACCCCGTCCGGGGCGACGTGGACCACGATCCCGGGGCCGGGTCGGGCGTCGGAGTGCCAGTGCCCGTGGGCGTCGTCGTCCTCCCGCCACCACCGAGGCTCGGGGCGGTTCCGGACCGTCATGTACGGCGGCCGGTTGTCGGGCAAGGTCACTGCTGCTCCCCGCTGTTGATGTACCGGGCGGCGACCCGGGTCGCGATGTACTCCTGCTTGGCGGCTTCAGACTCGATGTGCTGCCCGATCGCCTGCGGCGACTCCGGCGCGATCGGCCAGCTGCGGGCGACCAACTCGGTGACGGCCTCGACGTCCCCGGCTGCAGCGGCCTTCTTCAGCACGCCCTTCAGCTTGGCGTCGTGCCCGGGGCGGAAGAGCCCGCCACCGGTGATCAGGGCGCAGCCGCACTGACACGGGCGGCCCTGGCGCTTCTCTTTCGCCTCGCGCGGGGTCGTCGTGGCCCTCCGCTTACCTCCGGTGACCTCGGCGGACTCGCTCCGGGCTCCGGCGGCCTTGACCTGCCGAATCATCCGAGAGAGGGGCGTCTGACTGGAGGCGACGGCCTCGGCGTGCAGGGCGTCGGCGCACGCCTCCAGGTCGGTACAGACCCGGAACTCCGGGTCGTACCAGTCGGGGTGGATGAACTGGCGGCAGATCAGGCACCGGCGCTCGTCGTCGTGCCCGGGGCACTGGCAGAAGATGACCTGGCCGTGTACGCCGTTGATGACCCCACCCTTGCAGCGGGAGTGCAGCGCCACGGCTGCTTCGAGGTGGCTGGGGGAGGCCCCGGGCTGGTCGGCCGAGGCGCGGTTCCGGTGCTCCCCGGAGCAGAACCCGGACAGATACGGGGTCTTGGTGCCGTGGATCAGGGTGGCGGGCTTGACGCTGCGGTCGATCTTCGGCAGGTCCGGTCGGGGCGGCACGAACTCGACCTCGACCGGCTCGCCGCCGGTCGGGGAGTCGTAGACCCCGAGTGCGACGACCGGAGTCTCGGGGACGGTGATCCAGTCCTCGGCGGGCTCGATGTTCCCGTCGGTCAGCTCGACCATGGCTTCGCCGTCGGCGTCGGTTAACTCGTCGACGATCGTCGGGTGGTAGTCCTCGGCGGGGCCGGTGATGACCGGGGTCCCGGCCGCCAGGAGCTGCGCCCTGGCGGCCTTCGTCAGCTTCGGCATGGCGGCTCAGACCTCGGTCTCAGCGTCGGCCATCGCCTGAACGTCGTCCAGCGGGCGCTCCACGGTCTTGATCTCGCCGTTCTTGCTGGCGTACTGGAAGACCGCCACGCCCTTGTCCTCATAGACCGCGATCATCTCGCCGGTGTAGTTCCAGCGGCCGACCTTGATCAGCTTGCGGGTCCCGACCTGCGGACCCCGGGCCTCCTCCACGATCTGGTCGTTGGCCTCCTGGACCTTCGCCTTCGTGGCGTTGGCGTAGCGGGCCTCCGCCACCCGGAGCGCCTTGACCCAGTCCATCGCGGGGGTGGTGAACTGGCTGGCCAGGGTGACCGCCGACGAGGTGGCGATGTCGTTGCCCTTGACGATCGTGATGTCGGTGCCGGTGACGTGGGCCCGGGTGAAGATGCCCTTCAGTCGGGCGTCGTGTCCCATCCGGAACCGGGACTTGCTGCCCAGCAGCTCGGTGCAGCCGCAGGGGCAGACCTTGGTGGTGGTGGGGGCGTCTCCGTCCTGCGCCGGTGCGTGGACCAGCGGGGTCCAGTCCAGGATCACGGTGTCGGGGGCCCCGGCCTGGCGGAACTTCTCGGCGCTGGGGCTGCTGTCGCTGCGCGGGTCGTACTTGGCGGGGCTGAACTTGGCCACGGGAGGCTCCTTGGGGTGTCGGGCCGCGCCGGTTGCTCCCGGTGCGTCTAGGACAAGTAAACCACAGCCCGTGTCACCTGCGCAAACCGGGGCTGCCCGGGGCCCGTCGGGGACCCTGCGGCTGGCGCAAGCCTCCGTGATACCGTGGTTGCTATGACCGCACCCACCGCCACCGAGACACCGCCCGTCGTCCCCCGAGTCACCAACCAGGAGCTGGGCGAGCTGATCGGCCTGTCCCACTCCTCCGTCTCCCGCCTGCGCTCGGGAGAACGCGGCACCTCGACTACCGTCATGCTGCGGGTCGAGGAGGCGCTCGGCTGGGACCTGCACGACCAGATCAAGAGCCGCGACGACGGAACCTACGCCAGCAAGCTCGAAGGGCTGGCGACCGACTGGAAGTCCGGCCGCCTGACCGTCAAGCGCAAGCGTCGCTGACCGGTGCCCCGCCTACCCGGTAGGAACGCCCTCGGGGCACCGGTCAGACCGCCACTCCGGCCGTTCCAGGCGGACGGCGTCGAGTTCCTACGTGCCAACCCGCACGCGTTCCTCGCCGACGAGCCTGGGCTCGGGAAGTCGCGCCAGCTGCTGGAGGCGGCGAAGGAGCCGTGTCTGGTCGTCGCCCCGGCGATGGTCATCGACTCCGGTACCTGGGCGACCGAGGTCGGGAAGTGGGCCCCCGGGCTGGACGTCACCGTGACCGCGTACTCGAGGCTCAACCAGCGGGTCCCGAAGACCATCGGCAAACCGCCGATCGAGGTGCTGACCAAGGCTGGCCAGCGGATCCTCGTCATGTCCGACAAGCTCCCGGTCGACCTAGACCGCGACTGGGGCTCGGTGGTGTTCGACGAGGCGCACTACCTGAAGGGCCGCAACACCGTCTGGACCTCCACCGCGCGCCAGCTGGCGGCCCGCTCCGACCAGGTCCACCTGGCCTCGGGCACGCCCATGCCGAACTGGGCGCACGAACTCTTCGTCGGGCTGCAGCTGATGTACCCGGAGAAGGCGCGGCCGGGCGGCGAGCTGGGGTCGTACTGGCGCTGGGCAGCGGCCTGGTTCGACACCTCCCCGACCAGGTTCAGTGGCGGCAACCCGGCGGTCGGCAACATGCTGGGCTGCGACGAGTCGTGCCAGGCGAGGTCGCCGGTCCACCCGTGCGAGCACTACCAGGCGTTCGCCGACGCGAACCTGGGGACCCGGTTCCTCCAGCGCTACCGGGACGACGTGCTGACCGATCTACCGCCACTGACGGAGCAGGAGGTCCTGACCCCGATGGCCCCGTCCCAGGCGAAGGTCTACCGGGCGCTGAAGAAGGACTTCGTCGCCTGGACCGAGTCGGGCACCGAGGTCGTCGCCTGGTCCGACGCTGCGCTGAACGTCAAGCTGGCGAAGTGCTGCACGGGTCTGCCGGTGCTCACCGGCGAGCGAGGATCTGGCAAGCTGGACCAGCTGGCGGCGGACCTGGAGGGTCGGGCTCGGCCGACGCTGGTCCTGGGCCACTTCAAGGACACGCTGCAGGCATGCGCGGAGGTATCTCGGAGGGCCGGGGCGACCACGGCGGTCATCGATGGCACGACGAGCCGGGTCGCGCGCCGGAAGGCCGTCCAGGCGTTCCAGGCGGGCTCGTTGGACGTGATCGTCGGCAGCCTGCCTGTGGTGGCCGAGGGCCTGACCCTGACGGCGGCCGACATGTGCATCTTCGTCGAGAAGAGCTACCGCCCGTCGACCAACCAGCAGGCGATGCGCCGGATCCACCGAATCGGACAGGACCGGCCGGTGACGGTCCGGGACTACGTCACGCCGGGCACGGTCGACGAGCGGGTACGCGAACTGCTCGCCACCAAGAGTGACGAGCAGATCCGCGTGCTGTCGGCCGCCCAGTGGCGGGCCCTGGCCTAGGGCTTTAGAACCCGGAGGCACTCGCCGGAGATCGCGACCTCGGCCCGGTCGCCGTAAAGGGTCGTGTCGAACCGGACGACGACCCGGGTTCGGTTAACCCGGGCAACGACGCCGGTTCGACCGCAGTCGCCCTTGGTCGCTCCCTCGCCGTAGGCGACGACCCGGACGGGGTCGCCCTCCACGAGCTGGACGGGACGGGCGTTCCACGAGGCGCGGGCGGTGGTGGTCATGGTCAGTTCCCCTCGGCGGTGGTGAAGGTGCGGGTCGCCTTGATGCGGGCGTCGATCCGGGCGTCGCACTCCTTGTCGGCCCGGCGGTGGGCGGCCTTGATGTGCAGGCCGACCGAGACTCCGTAGTGCTTGCTGGCGCGCGGGGCCTCCCAGCCGCAGGTGCAGAACCGGCCGTTGTAGTTGGGGGCCTGGAGGGCTCCGCTGCGGTGGCGGTCGGTCTCAGCCCACTTGACCTGCAGCTCCTCCTTGACGATGGCGCGGAGGGCGGCCTGGCGGTCGGCGGGGACGTCGGTGTTCGGGATCTCTGCGGTGGCCATAGGGAAAGTAAACCACGGGTTTGCGCAGAACGCAAACCGGGGGCGTGTCGGACAGGGGGCGACCCGCCACGGGGAGGTCCTCGGGAGAGATCGGGGGAGCAACCCGACTGTCCCTACCTTCG